ATATGCTTATTGATGTATCGCTGCGTCTTTTCGACACTCCAGCCCCAACGATCGGATAAGAATCGCAAACCCGCGTGTATTTCGCCTCGTTTAATAGTTATCAGGCGACCGTTAGGTAGTTCTTTCATTGCTGGTTCCGCATCAAATCGTGCCATCTGAATTAAATCGAGCCACGCTTCTGACAGACTAAAGGTGCGTTGCTGCGACCAATAAGCATTCGTGAAGAACTTTCTATTTAATCGAATGAAACCGTCCATCAACCTTTCAATATCCCGTTCTCATCAATCTCATATTCTCTCTTTCGTAGGACAGGAGCGACCGAACGTGATCGGCCTGATGCGTACAGGTCGCATTGAGTCTGTCCAGCAGGTCTACCAAGTATTTCTCCTTGGCCGCTATGCTATCCACCAGCGCATTTTGAGCTTTGGCGGACAAAAAGCCTCCTTTAGCCAGCTTGACAACCATATCAGCGACCTCCGCACCCTTTTTCTCATTAAGCAAAAGCTTGGCTTCGGCGAGCATCTGTCCTGTACGGGCCATATACACATGGAGCGTTCTAAGCCGCTCGTTGATCTGGGCCGGATCGCACGGACACTTCTGTTCCGCGTACCGCTGATACTCCTCGGCTTCAGACAGCAGCTGTTGCAAGGTTGCCATAGTCGGAAAGTTTTAGTCGGTCCGGATATACGAGGTTCTTCGGTCGGGGATTCGGATTCTCCAAATCCCATATTGCCCGCACATGACGAAACGAGGCGAAATGTTTCTGACAGTTCGTGACCGGCACAAGCTGCCAGCCCGCCCCTTGTATTTTCCCCTTGCCTCCCTCAGTACGAGTCTTTGCGTTCAGATGAAGAATACCCGTCTTTTGGATGGGAGGAAATTCGCCCTTGTTGATCTCGTTGAACATCGTCGTATAGGTAGCGGCTTGAATATGGTGCGTAGCGTGTACATAGTTCGACGTTTTCAGATCGATCAGCCACAGCTTGCCGAGTAACCGGCAGACCATATCCACCGTACCCGCTACTGCGTACTTATCGCATACGAGCGTAAACTCAGAGCTTATGATCTCGGGCTGAAAGCGCTTGAAAAAGTCGATGAACCGGTTTATCATCTGCCACTCGCGCAGCGTATATACGCTGTCGTCCCATAATACTTCATCCCCTTGTTGCAGCTTATCGATAGCCTCGTGTACCTTAGAACCCGTGTCGGCGGCAGAATTAACGATTATATCCGCCTCCTGCCCATTACGCTTGAGCCACTCGTTGAACTCTCTGCCTTTCGGGTAAAGATCGAGTACCGTCGTAACGGACGGATAAAAATTGCCATCGGCCGTTTTATAGAAACGTTCGTCGCAGAATGTAATCTGCTTAGCCGACGGGTCGTGAAATAGTCGTCTCATAGTCGTCGTTATTAAAATGGAAGATCAGCAGGCATATCGTCCGGAATAGGCATCCCGTCCGAGAATGACGGTGAGGAATTCGTCTGATTACGCTCGAAGCGTTGGCGCACGGCGGAGCGGTCGCTCAGGGCCGTTTCTTTGTCCGATTTCAAAGATGCTACCTGACGAGCATGTTCCTGCTCCATCCATGCAGCGCTGTCGCCCTCGTCCATTACAGGCTCTCCCTGCGGGAGCTCTCCGAGTCGTTTGCGATTAGCCTCCCTGATACGCGGCTGGATAACGTCTTTTACATAATTGAGGAAAAAATTCAGTATGTCCGAATCGTCGTAAACGACGTTTCCGCGTGCATCCGTCCGTTGTATAAGCTCGGGCATCCCGTGCGGTTCTTCGCGCGTAAAGTACCAATCGACATTCTCATTGTCCTGAGACAGATAGAGCGTTCCTCGTTTCTTGTCGTCCACCACTTTTACATAGGGAGTAAAAGTGATTTTTTTGGTGAAGTCCACATTGGGCAGGGACTTCATCAGAGATCGTCCATAACCGCTCCGCTCTCTGACTTGGAGAATATAGGTATCGTCGCCGTCCACGATTGTCAGATGCCAGTTATACATCGTGTCATTGAATCGATCCTGCTTGTTGGCCAGATCGGTCAGATAGCCGGTTATTGATCGGTAATACTTGATCCAGCTAACCTTGCCGCTCTCCTTGTTCACGATCTGCACCGCTCCCGGCGTTCCTTCGCTCACCCTCAGAGACACTTTCCCATCGCTGATACCGATGTACGTTGCGTTAGTTCCTTCGTTTAATCCCATGCTTTTTAATTTTTAGTGGCATCTTACAGCTTATGCCATTGCTTTTGAGGACAGGGCCGGTTCCGCCCCGGCGACGACTTTGAATCTTACCTGCGAGAAAAGGTAGCCGTCGGCTTCGTTCGTGTTGGCCACATCTTGCTGTACATCTCAGTGGCGCACTCCTCGCATCATTGCCTGTCACTTATCCGCACGTCTGCGGTGACTGCCTGTCCATGATTCAAAACTTTTCACTATCTTTATTCCGTCGAACGGATAGCTAATCTCCGTCCGGCTAAAGTCCCCGGTATCACCCGTCGGGGGCTTTTTCTTTTCAAGAACTATTCTTTGTCCCGCACACAACGCACGCTGAAGCCGTAGGCGCGATAGCAGCTGTTCGGCGGGTAGACGTAGCCCGAGTCGAAGTTGAGGATGCCCGCGTAGTTGTCGCCTCCGTAGTTCGGCGACGAGGACCAATAGTAGCCGTAGGAGCTCGTGTTGGCCAACTCGCCGCTATTGCTGTAGAGCAGGCCCGCAGCAGGGAGAAACAGCGAGCCCTTGTGGTCCGAGTCGTGGTTTCCCCCGAACCAACGGCCCTTGCGCTCCTCGTCCCATGTCGAGTTGAGATAGTATAATGCCTTCAATTCCTCCCGGGTCGGCAAGCGCTTACCTACGGACCTCGCGGCCTCTATAGCCTCATGCCATGTGTAGTAATGATGGCCGTCCTTCTCATAACCGCCGATTGCCAGGTTCTCTGTGTCCCACAGCAGGCCGCAAAGCTCGATTTCGTTTTTTATCATTTTCATTCAGAATTAGTCAGTCACAAATCCAGCTTATTAAATCGGCTTCCGCAAGTCTCGCCGGACCGAACCGACGAATGGCGGATAGCTTTTGCGATATTGAGATTTGCCCAACGATGTTTCGACCGTGACTATCTCTGCCGACAGGTAATACAATCGACCAAATCTCAGATAGCGACGAATCTGATTGTTACTGGCCTTACGCATCTCAACGTATTTCCGGTAAGGCATGCCTTTAGGGCGCTTAGTGATTATTTCCATAATTCATATTTTGAGTTACAAATCCAGTTTCGGATGATCGAAAGTCCCCATTCTCGACCCTTTGGCGGGCAGGGGCGATCCGTAATAGTATGTCTTGTATTTCGCCACCGTCCGGCCGCTGTCGTCCTTGCGGATATTCCAGTAGCTACAAATGGGCATACCCTGTTTCCTGAGTCTCGAAATGATCTTGCGAGAGTCTACGGTTTGGCCGATTCTGTTACCCTGCGCCGTCGTCATCCGAATCCCCGACAGAAGGGCCGCTTTGATTCGTCTTTGGGGTTCCGCTAAGTAGTCCATAATAATGTTATTTTAGCCCGAACTTGATCTTGATCACTTCGGCAATAGCCATGTACTGCCTTTCGAATTTATTTCCCTGATGTGTCTTTTTGACTTGTCTATCGAACTCTTCAATAGAACCCCGAAAGCATCCGCAGGTGATTTCAACTTTTCCTGATTGAGTTTTATAGGCATGGGTGTGACGATTAACAGACCCGAAACAATCAAATCCACAATGTTCATTATTATTTGACACCCGAGCATCGCCGTACACCTGAGCATTGCCGTACACCCGAGCATTGCCGTACACCCGAGCATCGCCGGACACCTGAGCATCGCCGGACACCCGAGCATTGCCGTACACCTGAGCATCGCCGGACACCCAAGCATCGCCGTACACCTGAGCATCGCCGGACACCCAAGCATCGCCGGACACCTGAGCATTGCCGTACACCTGAGCATTGCCGTACACCTGAGCATCGCCGGACACCCAAGCATCGCCGGACACCTGAGCATTGCCGTACACCTGAGCATTGCCGTACACCTGAGCATCGCCGGACACCCAAGCATCGCCGTACACCTGAGCATCGCCGGACACCCAAGCATCGCCGGACAAGTTATCTTCTTTCTCGATATACCCTCCAAGATCACCTACCTCGGCATACTTGATTCTACGCGTGCATTTGATTTGAAACAACTTAACACCAAATGCGTTGATTATAAATTTGTTTGTCAACTCGAAATGCTTGTCCATAATATTTGAGAGTTTTAATTTGTCCTTAAAAACCCTCCGGGGCCGTCGCGGATGCGGAGGGGGTGAGAGCTTTAGGGCTCTCTACTAACTAATCAAACCCAAACTTTTGGCTGTCCCTTTTCGGTCGGGCAGCGGACCGTCAGTCTATTTGCAGGTTCTTTCTCAGGTACTCGTTCACTACCCGCTTAAGTTGCGCATCGGAGCAGTCGTTGGTGATCCGCTCGCCCCCGCCGACATAGGTGACGAGCCGGGCGAAGCTCACCCCGTAGCCCCATACGTTCTCCTCGTCGCCCTCGTCGGAGCGGTTCCAACTCGTGGCGTAGAACTCGACGCTCGCGTCCAGCCCGTGGCCGATCACCTCGATGCCGCCTCGGCGTTCGTCTATGTCTTCAGGGCATTCGCCCTTTGCTCGGGGCTGTTTAGAGACGGTATCGTCGATATGCTCTCGGATTCGTTCGGCCACGAATCGCATTTGGGCCGGGGTGACGTGCAGAATCTGCTGCATTCGGTTCTCAGCCTCGCTTAGCATGTAACACGTATTCTTGTCGGGCATCTCCGTGCCTATACGGCTCGGGTATTCGGTATATGTATTTACTGCCTGCATTATTTCAGATTTAAAGGTTGGCAAACGATGTCCTCGGCCAAGATGAAATACTTCGGCCAGCGCTCTTTGATACGTGCGCAAGCCATGCCGATAGCTTCCTCGCGGGAAGTTGCGAGGAACGGATGAGAGCAATGAAGGTTCGCTACGCAAATGTCTATTCGCTTCGCGTAGATCGATACCTGATAGTAACGTTTGGTAGAATGTGCCTGAACAGGCTTAGAGAAAGCGCTATTACGGGCGCTAACCGTAGCGATGGATGCACCTTGTGCACCTGCGCTAACTTTTTCGCTGTCTCGCATTTTCAGATCAAAAGTTAGTTGCGTATGTACAAAAAGAAGACGTGCCCCCTTTTGTTTGCGAGACAGCGACCACCTAAAAGGTAGGATCACAGGGACACGCCTATTGGTCGTGTAAAATATGTTCTTAGCGATTCGGTTATCGCTGTCTCGCATTACAAATATGGGCAAAGTTTCTGACTTCACCAAATTTGCACGCATATATTTTTCACAAACCGCTGTCATTTTTCTTAATCTTTGAAATCGAGGGCCGAGTAGGAGTCGAACCTACCTTCCCGGGCCGGCCCTTTGGAGCTTTCACTCCTATTTGCTTGCTTGGTCTATTAATGTTTGCTCGCTGGCGGAGCCTTTCGGATACTGTTCTGCCAGCTTGAGCAGGGCTATACGCTCTTTGTTTTTCTGGGCCTCGCTTTGCGGACCGTCGTGTAATTGAATCTCGTCGTTCATGGCTTTTTTGTCTTTATATTCTCGAATCGCGCTGTAGCCGAACACGGCCAGAAAAAGCGCGGGAAACGTCATCATTATCATGCCTCGTCGTTTTGCAGGCTCTGCCGAACCATTATTTTGGCTCGCCTTTCGGCCTCGATCAGCGATAGAATTTCGTGACGGCTGTACATGATTGGTGAGTTCTTGCACTTCCCCTTTCGCCGTCGGCTTAACAGCCCCTTGCTTTCGCGCTCTTTCAGCCATGAAAGGGTAACTCCAAATTCATCCATAGCCTGCCGTTGCGATATTTCATCCTTCGTCGGATTGACATTCTTGATGGCGGCTTGCGCGATCAGATCGGTAAGGGACATTATTTCGCTTTTCATGTCCATCAGCTCGACCAGAGAGCCTTTGTACAAACTCTTCATTCTCGTCGATACTGGTTCTGTCGGTTGGTTTTTCATGGCTTGAACTGGGCTAAGGCTACAAAAAGGACACGGAGCAGCGGGGCGAGCTTTTCAAGATCGTCCAAAGAGAGTGATTGTAAGCGGATTGCGATCTCTCGGTCTGAGAGATTAAGGATAGATTCAGCCTGTTTCGTAGACTGTACGTCTGCACACGACGCACTTTGCGTCGGCTGCAAATCTTTGACACCAGTTCGCATTTGTCGTCAAAAATTTGGTTGATGTATGTATAAAAAGAGGCGTTGCCCCCAAGTTTTGCGAACTGGTCACGACTACGCACGTAGAAGTGGACAAGGGACAACGCCGTTATAGCGTCTACACTATGTACATTTGAAGTGCGTATCGCACCAGTTCGCATTGCAATTTTACGAATTGCATCTGAAATAACCAAGCACTTTTTGATATTTATTATTTCGACTACCATTTCTATCGAGATTTTGCCTGATTATCTTATTGCTTCTCAACCATCAACGAGGCATACACATTGATTCCGCCATCGGTAGTCGGCTCGATGTCGAATTTTATCAGTTCATCGGCATTCTCCTTAATGCCAAGCATGATAGACCGAACGCACCATTCTTTTTCCTCATCAATTTTTGCATCCAGCACTCCTGCGTGCTTAAAAACCTGAACCTGCGAAGCGAGAATGTGCTTCGCACCCGCAACTTTCCTTCTATTATCGATCTTTCCCATAATTCTGATGATTTTTAGGAGTGTGGGCCGGAATCGAACCGGCAACCGTAGCTATCGGCTTTACTTTTTGACTTCGGTTACATCCTGCGAGGGGCTTTAACGAAGGCTGACCCCTCCCGTGCTTCGTATTGCGTATTTGTCCATCAAAAAGTAGTGTCTTCCTATTTCACCACCACACTCACCTTTTACTACTCTTTTTTGATCCGCAACTTCTCGACTGTAACGCCCAACTTCTCGACCGCAACACCCAACTTCTCTATCGACTCCACCATCGATAACTCGACAGAGTCATCGGATTCCGGGGTAGGTTCGGCGACGAGACGGCAGCCATTGTTATATATCTCATCGCAGGTGAACGGTCCTTCAGCGAGTCCGTCATTATTTTTGAGGATAACAACCTCTCCGCTGCGGAAGATGACTTCGAAGACATCACGACCTTTCGTAATTTTATCCCCTACCTGCCAGTCTTTGTATTCCTCGATTTCCTCAGCAGTCATGAGCAAAGCGAAATCGGAAACATTGTAAATCTTGAGGTCTTCGTCAGAACCGGAGTCAACAGAATAGCTGTATTTATAGCCAAGTTTATTTCTCGCTCTACATCCGTCTATTTCATTCTGGCACAAAAACACATACCCGTGCTCCACTTGGATTTTACCTTCAACAGGTTTCCCATGGAATTTACAGCGAAACCGTCTCCCGCTATAATTCAGTAAATTTTTCATAATCAGAAGATTTATCATTAATTTATACAATTCGGTCCACTATTACGCTGCTAATCTTTGAAGTATAAATTCCGGCTCGTAATCCTTTTCAACCAGCTCGATAACCCGCCCGTTGCGGGAAAAGCGTCGCTGGGTGTCGTGAATGAAAACTTCATGAGGAAGAATCATTAAGAAGAATACTCCAGCAATAATCTGCTTCGCCGTCTCTGAAATATCAATAGAAAAGTTCACACAAAACCACCAAGACACAAGAGCATTGGTTGATCGGCGAATACCAGTCTTGTCGTAAATGTTCTGAATGTGGTTCACGACAGTACGGTAAGATGTGTTCAGTTTATCGGCGATCTCCTTTCCGATGTATCCCCGAACACATAACTCGGCTACCTGCGCCTCTCTTTTAGTTAATATTGAGTCGGTTTTCATAAGCTTCAGATTCCTAATCACCCCATACATTGCAGGGCCTCACACCGTGTTTGGCAAACGCTTGTTCAATCTTTTTCGCAGCAATAACATCATGCTTCACCTTGCCATTCCTACGCTTACCGAATCCCTGATCCGAAGTAATATTCAGGGCAAGCATAATATCTCTTTTGCATTCAGCCTTCTGATAATCATTCAATAGCCTGAAACCTTTATTAAAGGAAAGTGAGACTTCTGTTTGATTTTGTGATTTCATTTGTATATTTTTACTATTTGCACATCGAAACAAACGGTATAGATTTGCGATAATGTTTGTTTCCTTATGCAAATATACAAACATATACATTAAAATCAAACAATACCTAAGAAATAAATTTGTATTTCTTGGATAAAAACCAACCAAATGGCTGATTTTAACCAAAATAAGAGACTAAAAAAAATTATAACAGAAGTCTACAAGGTATCTCCTGTTGAATTTTCTAAAAAGTACAGGGACCCTAAAGCTGTTAAAACCTATAATATTTTAAGCGAAAGAAACGGCATATCCACCAAGATGTTAGACGAAATACTAACAGCTTATCCAGAGATAAATAAAGTATGGCTCCTCACCGGCGAGGGTCCCATGCTGACAGAAAACACAAATTCACCCAATACCCCGCAAGAACCTATTAACCAAAACCAAAATGATATGAATATCGAACTTGTGAAGATGATCGATCGGAAAGATCGTGAGATCGGTGAATTGCAGGTAACCATCGCTAACCTAAGAGAAGAAATCGGCGCACTTCGGACCAAACTGGAGTCAATGACCTTCGTGGAATCACAATCGCAAAAAAAGGGGGCCGTATAATGTCGAATTTGGACGCATCGTTAAGCTAAAAAGAGATCGATCAATACAAAATTTCGCCCTCGGCGGCAAACCCAAGAAGTTATTATAACGCCATAAAACATCGCAGGCCCTATAATGAATAGGGCTTGCGATATACCAAACATAATATGTCCGGGATAATCAAATTCAGCGACGTGCGCGACAAGGTTGTGCAACTTCGCAATCAAGATGTACTACTGGATTTTTCTGTGGCGGAGTTGTACGGGGTGGAGACAAAGGAGATCAACAAGGCAGTCAGGAATAATCCTGATAAATTTCCTGAAGGGTATATTTTTGAATTACAACAGACTGAAAAACAGTATGTGGTGAAAAATTTTCACCACCTCGAAAATGTCAAATATTCCCCGGTTGTTCCTAAAGCCTTTACAGAAAAGGGTCTCTACATGCTGGCGACCATTCTGAAAAGCCCGCAGGCGACACAGACGACTATCGCAATCATTGAGGCATTTGCCAAACTCCGTGAGCTATCCCGCACCATCGGGGAGATGTCCGCTAACCCGGATCGGTTCAAACAAAAAACGTTGATGCAGAAAAGCGGAGAAATCATGGCCGACCTGTTTGGAGAGGATATGCAAACGACCGATACGGAGACCGAGATAGAGTTGAATTTCGCCGTTTTGAAGTTGAAACATACTGTCAAACGCAAAAAATAGGATTGCAATATGTAGCTATCAATATGACAGGAAAGGACCGAAGACTACTCCTCGGTCCTTTTCATAATTGACAACGCTTGTTCGAGAAACACTCGTATAGGTATCTTGTGCTTATTGGTATACTCTCTCAGTTCTTCCCGCAATCGCAAAGGCACACGCAAGGTTATCGTAGTTGACGGTTGCTTGGTGTCTATGGGTTTGCGCCCGGCCCCTCGACGCGCTCCTCCGTGTCCATTCTTTTTCTCGCCCGATACTAACATGATTACTGTCTGGTTATTCGCTGCAACAACACGACAGACTCGCGTGCCGAACGAAGTGCCTCGATAAACTTATCTGCGACGCTCTCGCCATTCATATCGACAAGTCGCGGATGCTGCGCCTGCGCCATACGCAGCACTTCGTCGAGTGCGGCAATCTGGTTATCATATGGCAGGCCATCGCGCCGAACGGTTTCGGCCTCTCCGTGCATGTATGCCTTCAAAGCCTTCTTCATTAACGGCGGCAGGCGGTTGATATGCGCGACAGGTTCATAAAGCATCCGCACGATCTCCAGCACGACAACAGTGTCCCCTACAACAGCTGCCATATAACGGTTTTTACCTTCAGGCGCATCCATACGGGCGGCTACCTCTGCGCGGCGCGATTTGGGGACAGTATATACCCGCGCGATAAAGCCGACCTCTTTGTCAGTACACACGACGAAGTCGTCGGTGAAGCGCGATGCTTCGGACCGACGGCTTCGGTCGATGATGAAAGCTGGATAATCTTTGGCCATAAATTAAATATCTGATTTGTTTAAAAGTAATTGACATTCCAACTCTTCTTCTGAAGGCAGCGAACCGATCTTTCGCATATTGTGTAATGTCCAAAATCGTTCTTCGTCTCGATCTACCGGCACTTTTCGTACAGCCTGAGGTTTTGAATAGATATCATTGAACAGCCGAACTATTTCGTTTTTAAAAGCCTCGATACCTTCGCGCAATCTGATTTTCTGAGCTTTTCTGACTTCTTGAGTACTCATAACGCGGCAGATCGTCTGCCCGTCGGTCAAGTGAATGAACACTCGTCCGCTTTCTTGATTTTCGTTAATAACACGAATGTCTGATGCTTTCATATTTTTTTCGGTTATATTTTCAGTTTCGGTATTTTCTTTTTTGTCGTTTTCAATATCACATTCGGCTTTTGCGACTTCGGTCGACTCTACCTCAGCATCGAGTGCCTCCATACGGGCGGCGCAAGCCTCGGCCTGATCGTCGGTCAGCTTTTTGATCGCGAAAGCAACACACCATGCTTGCTTTACGGAAATCGCGCGATTGTCACAACTGGCTTTCTTGCAAATGTCAACCACGAAACCTTCTCCGATTTCGGTGATGATATTGAAAATGAAGTATGCGTCATCAGAATATTCGACGCTGTTATTGCTCAAATAATGGTAATTGGATACCTTTTCAAAGATGTCGCGCACATTCATTGCGCGGAGTTCGTTGATGGTGTCGATGTACTTTTTCATATCGTCCGCTTATAGCCCGTCGGCTTTGGTTTGAGGTTTAACTTCATTACAAAGGTAAGAATATATTTTGAATATGCAAAACTTTTTTCAAAAAAAATTCTATGATAACACAAACATTATTTTTACGCATAATTAATTTGCACATAAAATACTGAATACAAATAAAATATCATTAATATGCAAACGGGTAGCACAATGTGCTACCCGTTGTCATTTTTGCTTCATAGCTATCGTCAAAACACCCCGCGTGAGAGGGTGTAACATCAATTTTCACAAACTATGGACAAAGACATTTTCATGTTCGGCGACGGGGGCAATTCGAGCGTTGCCTCTCTGCTTCCGGCCCTGATGCAGAATCGGGGTATGGACCCGAATCTCGTAGCGGCGCTGATGAACGGCAACAACAACCGAAGCGCATGGGGCGGCGACGGCTGCTGGTTGTTATGGATCATCTTGCTGTGGGCCATCTGCGGCGGCAACGGCTGGGGCGGCAACGGTATGAACTCGCTGCCTGCTCAACTCAACGGCGATGCGGGCCGTGAACTGCTGATGAACGCTATTCAGGGCAACGGCTCGGCAATCACTCAGCTTGCCTCGTCGCTCAACTGCTCCGTTCAGCAGATCCAAACCGCGATTTGCAGCCTTCAGGGCTCAATCGACAAAGTGGCCGGTCAGGTCGGAATGACGGGACAGCAAGTAATCAACGCCATTCAGGCAGGCAATAACCAGATTGCCGCCCAGATGGCAGAATGCTGCTGCAACGTTCGCACGATGATCCAGCAGCAAGGATACGAGAGTCAGTTGGCTACCTGCAACCAGACCAACACGCTGGTCAACACGGCGAATCAGAACACCCTCGCTCTGCGCGATGCCGGAACGGCCAACACCAACGCGATCATCGGCAAGCTCGACCAGATGCAGACTCAGGCGCTTCAGGACAAGATCGATGCGTTGCGCGAAAAGAACTCGACGCTGCTCAACCAGCTCTCGCAGGAGCATCAGACGGCCGCTTTCGGTCAGATGATAGGTCAGGCAACGACTCCTATCGTGAATGCGGTAAACAGCCTGCAAAACGACGTCAACGGGATCAAGTGCAAGCTGCCGGAAACGGCTACCGTACCCTACAGTCCGATTGTCGGCGTGCCTACGTGTGTTGCCGCACAGTACGGAATCGGCTTCGGCGTGAACGGTTGGGGCAACGGCTTCTGGGGTTAATCAAGAAAGGAGGTTGCTATGGCAGTATATCCTTTCACGCTCGTTAACCGCCGCGGGTCGGCCGCTATTGCGACCACTGCGGTTACTGTCAATACCGACAATGTAGTGTTCGCCTTTCAGAACCATGCGTTTGTCAACGCATGGTATCGGGGAACGGTATTCGTGGACATAGCCCAGAAGATTCCTACCGGAACCACCGGGACGCTGCCCATTCTGTTCTCGACCAATGGAGCGACACAGGCCGTCACCAAATTCGACGGAGCGCCCCTGACGGTCGCCGACATTCCGGGGACGGGCGTTTACGAGTTCTGGTTCGACCGGACTACGAACACGCTGCAAATCATGACAGGCATTGTTTAACCAATCAGCAGGGAAGCCCGTAAACGCTTCGGGCTTCCCTATTTAAAAATTAAAAACCATGTTTCTGAATTTGAGAAAGGGCAGTTCCGTGTACGTCTTAGACACTCGGGAGACGCCGAAATTCTATGTCGCAACAGTCAAGGAGATAGGCATACCCTATTATCCGCAGCCTACGCCGGGGCAACTCACGCCGTTTCAGCAGCAATATATCAATATCGTTCTGGATAATAACGAGTCGTGGGGCGTTAGGACCAATATGGACGTCGAGTCGAAAGACGGCCTTACTGTTTCCATGACACGCGAGGGGCTTATGCCGGCGATCACGGCAGCGCAGAAGGAGAGCACGGACATCATCAACTCGTTCGACCGGCACAAGGCCAACCTGGCCGCATACGATCAAATACTCAAAGAGCTCGACCCGTCCTACGCCAAGACCCGAGAGCAGGATGAGGAGATCAAGAGGCTGAACAAGGAGCTGGCCGACCTGAAGGGACTGATAAAGTCCGTTCCGACGCTTAACGACATCAAGAGCCTTCTCAAACCGGAGACACCAAAAACCAAGTAATTATGGGATGGAATGCAATAGGGATCGCTCGCGGCTTCAACGGAGACGACGAGCAGATCGACGAGATGCTTGAGAAAGCATATCGCAAAGGTTACAAAAAGGCAATGGAGGAGATGCACGAAGGCTACGGCGAGCGCGGAGGCTATTCCGGAGGCGGACGCGGAGGCTATGGAATGCGTGAGCCGTGGAAAGAAGACGATGACGACGACTATGACTATGGCGAGCGTCGTGGAGTGCGTGGAACCGGTCCGTATTCTCGCTACAGACGTCGGTAGACTATGGACAGACTCGACGTTTACGAGCAGATACCACGGGGAATGCGTGAATACCTGTCTCACTATGGATGGCATTTCTCGCAAAAGCTCGCGGAATATGCGACGGACCCCAAGCGGATGAAAAACGCCGACGGGTCGTCGCACCGGTGGACGCACGAGGAGGTCAAGCAGGCCATTGAGCGTAACGGACTGACAATCGAAAAGGCGAAAGGCTACGATTGCATGTACGTCGCCAACATGGCCTACTCGGACTTCTATCCGAAGCCCCTGTCTTCCGAGGCCCAGATCATGCAGTACGTCAAGGCGTACATAGACGATCCGGATGGCGAAGACGGCATAGCTCTTACGAGATACTATGCCGACTGTATCGCCAAAGGCGAGCCTCTGATCTGGGAAGACTTTCTGTAACCGAAGGGGAGGCGCTTCGTCATACGCGCCTCCCTATTTTATTCGACTTAAAACAAAGCAATGGACAATATCGAACTGAGAAAATACGCGCTTGAAATCGCGCAGCGGACGACGAAAGACGGTGTAGAGCTTATGGCACGAGCCAACGAAATACTGGCGTTCCTCACGCAGGACGCGTCGGATGAGGCTAACAAAATACGGTTAATCGTTCTTGTTGACAATGGCAATGTATAAGTATGCACTCCGGATGCTCGCCGGAGCCAATCCGCGCGAGGTGATCGAAAGTATGCCCGAAAAGGATTACCGACGCCTGTCTGAATTTATGAGCAAAGCGAACAGCACTCTGCCACGACGGCAGCGCCGCATGATGAACCAAGAGTTTGCTAAAAGTGAAAGGAAACGACGTTCACATAGAAAAGTATGACTGGCATCTACGTGTATTTTACGCGGTAACATGCTACCATGTGGGCGAAATAATGCTGTCGCTAAAGGACATAGATTGCCCCGAATCGATTCAAAACAGAGTGCAGGAAAATCTTATGCGCTGCGACATGGATACCGGGTTTACGTACTCGAACAAGAAGCTACGCAGCACTGTCATGGTGATCGGGCTTCACTCGTCGCACGCCGAATTCCTGAATTCTTTCGAGCATGAGCTCCGACACTTGGTCGATGACATCGCCGAAACGTTCGGTCTCGATATGGGAGGCGAGCAGGTCGCCTATCTGACCGGAGACCTGAACAGTCTCTTGTGGAAAGACATCCACGAATTCATATGCTGCTGTAACTGTAAAACTTAAGACATGGAACACGAAGAAAAAGAACGGGCCGACAGAATCGCCGACCTGCTCAAGGATTTAGAGATGGAACTGCCTCAGCCAGTATTTGAGTCGATCAGATGCAGGTTGCTCGATTTGCTACAGGCTTGAATGGAGTTAGTGAGAATTTATTGGCACCAGCGGCATTTCTAAACCCGTCGAATTCGACGGATTTATTTTATTTCAGAACATAATCACAATGCCCCCGAAGAGATTGTTTGATGGGATTCCCCAGCGGGTACAAATAAATTAACAACCCCTCTTTACGTGCAAATTTAATGGGAGCGATGAAATCCGAATCTCCTGCAATGAGTACTATTTTATCCACAGAACGTTTTGTCGCCATAGTAGCCATATCAAGACCGAATTTCATATCTACACTTTTTTGTTTGAAATCCGGCTTCATTTGTTTACTATAAATATCTTGTTTCCATCCTGTGAATGATAGCTCTCCTAAACGGAGAGCAAACCTATCCATCGAGCACAAGGTGTCGAGATATTTATTTTTCATTGCATAACCAGAACTTGCGGAATAATTAATAATCTTTCCAGTGGTATCTTTTATTTCTCCGCCAAACGGCCTGCAATCGTAGTAAAACACACGAAATAAAATATCTTCTGTTTCCCCATTGGTCTTATTACGGACAAGAGTCATAACATCCCCTACTGTTTTAACGACATCTGCGGGTTGAGGATTTCTCTTGTTAGCTTTTTTGAAACATTGCCAGAAAAAGCCTCCGTCGATTAAAATGTTTACTTTGGTCGTCATTTAAAGTTTGAGTTTTTAATTGAAAAAACAATTAAGCCACCCTTGCGAGTGGCTTAACGGCAGACCTATCTGCATCGGATTTTTTTGCCAGCCTACTGGCTTCGGATTATGGCACAAAAATAATGCACCATATTTCAAAATGCAAATCTTTTGCCGATTTTTTAATACATACATATTATTCCCCTTCCTTCTCCTTTACCTCCAGCACCGTTCCACACTTCGGGCAGGTGATCGCGTTTGCCAGCCGAGGGGTAAAAAGCTCCGGAACAGATACGCCAAGGGCGACAGCGATTGCCTGCAATTTGGAAAGCGAGGGATTGCCTTTCATTAAAGCCCATAGCGACTGATACGTTATCCCCAACTTTTTAGCTAAATCTTGTAAGGTCATTCCCTTCGATTCGCAAATCTCTTTTATCCTTAACATATGATTATATTTTGATGCAAACATAAGTACCTTATATGATATATGCAAGTACAAATAAAAACATATATAAATACATACGCAAAAATATCATAAAATAATATTACAAATATTTGCTCGTATCAAAATATAATATTATATTTGCATCAGAAAATAATAATAAAGATTGACATTTAAATATTACGACTATGGCAAACTATAGTAACCGAATCAGAAGAGATTTACTGAAGTATGGCAAAAAAACAATATGCTATATTGATGAATACGACAACGGTACATTTAAAGTAAAAACAGGCAAGCCTTCAGATGCCGTTTGTATCAGTTGGACATACGAAAGTCGAAAAAATGCAGTAGCTACGGCTATTGAATTTTTCAATAATTACACGCAGAGAGCAGCCTCTGTCAATTGGGTAATAGCTAATTTATAAAGCCGTTCGGGCGGCTCAAAACAGACCTTAGGCCCGAAGCGTGGCGGCAACCTGCCGCCGGTGGTGAAACTTAAAAACAAAATATTATGAAATGGACAGACGTAAATGAAGCATTACCCGATATGAAGCAGAGGGTTCTTGTAGTCGAGCAGAAACATCAAGGCTTGCGCCCTTGCGTGTATATTACCAAGCGAATACCCCATGATGAGACCGACCCTAACTGTACACGATGGCATTGGGCTAATTGCGTAAACGATTCAGATGTCAAATTCTGGTGTTCGCTGCCAGCAATACCCAAATCAATGCTATAAGCGACGAGACAATAAGGGTGGCCCTTCAGGGCCACCTTGCTCAAAGAACAGAAAGAATGTATCAAACAAATTACACAATATTCGATAAATAGCACGACAATGAAATTACGCAAACCCACACCGAAAGTATCGAAAGCCCGTGCGATCGAGCTTGCAATGAACCTAAACGGCGTATCGAGAGAGATTGCCGAGAAATACACAGACAGCGAGCTGAAAGAGTGCTTGCGGCTGCTCAAACTCAAAGCAAACTTTTAACTACACACAGCGATGAAAAAGACAGACCTTTCAAATATCATGCGCACGGCGTGGCAGATGTTCAGAGCGACCGGTGAAGCCTTTGCCGAGTGCCTGCACAAGGCATGGCAGTTATTCAAGCTCAAAAAGAAAATGCGAACCGGTATCGCGCAGTTTTTCTATCTGAAGTCAAGCACGGGCGAACTGCGACAGGCATTCGGCACGCTTAAAGACGATCTGTGCCCCGAAACAAAGGGCTCTGACCGTAAGCCGAACAAACACCTCGTAACATATTACGATACGCTTGCCGAAGGCTGGCGGTCATTCAGAATATTCAACCTTGTAAAAATCGTGTAAATCTTAAAAAACTTTATTGCTTGACTTGATAAAAAACATTAATTTTATCGAAAGCTTAAAAAACAGCGGCAAGACTTGCACAATGTGCAAACCGTTTCAACCTTTGCATTAAGTATACAGAGTCGCCAAGCAAAGATTTTGGCAAAACAGTATGGCAAAGGCAAGTAAGCTGACAATCAAACAAGAAAAATTCTGTAACAAGTACCTCGAATGCGGTAACGCATCCGAGGCATATCGTTATGCTTACGATTGCTCGAAAATGAGTGATAATTCTGTTTGGTGTAACGCATCGCAGCTTCTTGCGGACACAAAGGTTGCACAAAGGCTGGAATACCTCAAAAACCACCTTGCAGAAGCTGCCGGCATTACGGCTTTGCAAATCATTCGGGAGCACCAAAAAATCGCCTTCTCCGATGCAACCCGCATTCGTAATGGATGGATGTCGCTTAAAGAGTTCGAAAGCCTTACCGATGACGAAAAGGCATGTATTCGGTCCGTCGAAACAAAGCAGACCAAGCGTACCACTCCGATGGGCGACGAGGTGATTGACGAACAGGTAAAAATTACGTGCTACGACAAGCAAAAGGCGCTGGACAGTATTGTGAGTATGCTTGGTTATAACGCACCGGAAAAAATAGCTAATACAGATAGCAAAGGCAATGATATTCCACAGCCTACTTTTAACGTAGAGCGCCTGTTCCAACTGATTCAGGAGGGGAAAAACAATGAATGATTATTCAGCAATCGGCGATCTTCTGCTGAAAGAAGGTAGTTTGACATTTACGGCTGTTATGTTCGAAGCCGTAAACAGACAGCCGTTCCGAATATCTCCTCACCATCGAATCATTTGTCGCAAGCTCGATCAGGTTCTCCGAGGCGAGCACCCAACCAACCGGGTAATGTTTAACATTCCCCCGCGCCATTCAAAGACAGAGTTAGCAGTCGTATCGTTTTCCGCGTTAGGATTTGCTATCAATCCTAATGCGGAATTCATGCACCTGTCGAGTAGCGACCAGCTTATCACTCGCAACGTTACCAACGTTCGCAGGCTTATGGCGGATCCAAATTATCGGGCCTTTTTCCCTCAGGTCAAACTATCGAATAATGCTAAAGGGAGCATTTCCACTTCCCGAGGCGGCATCATGTATGCAGCGCCATTCATGGGACAGATTACTGGTTTCGGATGTGGTAAACTGGGAGCAAAGAAATTCAGCGGAGCCATGCTCATTGATGACCCGATGAAAGCTCAGGATAGTTTTTCCAACACTATCAAGGAGCGGATTGGAGAATTATGGACATCTACGTTCAAAAACCGGTTAAACGACACACATACGCCGGTCATCGTCACTGCTCAAAGACTTGCCGAGGATGATTTCTGCGGCTATCTAATAAAAAGAGAAGGTACAATCGATGAAGGCGGCGAATGGGATGTAGTCAGATTTCCGGCAATAGTCGACGAAGGGACGAACACGGAGCGAGCTTTATGGGAAGACCGATTCCCTCTCGAAAAGCTACGGCGATACCGAGAATCCGATCCTTTCACGTTCGAGACACAATACATGCAGAATCCGAAGCCGTTGGAAGGCATGATGTATCGGGAGTTCAAGACCTACGATATCATTCCTTACGCAATCGAATCGACACGCAAAGCCTACGTTGACACGGCAGACACGGGCGATGACTATTTATGTGCAATTTGTTATGTAGAACAGCCCGAAGGCAACTACGTCACCGATGTGCTCTATACAAAAAAACCGATGGAGTATACCGAGCCTGCGACGGCCGAGATGTTGTCGAGACAACAGACCGAAGAAGCCTTTATCGAAAGTAACAACGGAGGACGGGGCTTTGCTCGCAATGTGGAAAAACAATGCCGATTGATGGGCAATACCAAAACCCGGATTTCATGGTTTGCCCAGACTGATAATAAACAGGTTAGAATATTCTCGAAATCGGCTGACGTGAACAATATGACCTTTCTCCCGTCGGGGTGGGATAAAAAATGGCCGGAATTTTATCGGGCGATAATGGGATATATGAAGGAAGGTCGGAATGCTAACGACGATGCCCCGGACGCGCTAACGGGTTGCTTTGAGAAAAGGGAGCCACAAATGCAGCTTGAGGATTTAGAAAACCTAAACATATGGTAATATGGGATTTATAGATCAGCTTTTCACGTACTTTCAAAACAAAACGCTGAATGCTTTAGGCATTGAGCGGTCCCTTCTTGAGCTCATCGCGGCGCGAGACATCGATCAGGCTATGTCCCTCATGGAAAATCACGATGCGGAAGTTGTGAAAGCGATTCGGGAATACAAACCCGAATTGCACGCCATAATGAAGCGTCTTGATAAAGTACGTAAAGGTCAGGAAAGTTACCGTACTGAAAAGCTCCCCAGAACTCGTCAACGCTATATCAACGAGGTCGAGCTATTTTTCCTGTTGGGTAATCCGATTAAATGGAGAATGTCTGACGAATCGAGCGACCCCGAAGCATTCGCAGCTTTTATGCAGTTCCTAAGAGACCATCGTTTTAATAGCCATATGCGCCAAGCCAAACGGCTGGCCGGAGCCGAGACTCAATCAGCCAAACTATATCATATTTACCGCAATGAAGAAGGTCTTCCTGCTGTAAAAATTGTCGTTCTTTCGAAATCGAAAGGTTATACACTTCGCCCGATGTTCGACCAGTACGGAAGTCTATTGGCCTTCGGCTATGGGTATTATCTGAAAGAAGGCTCGAACACTGTAGAACATTTCGACATCCATACGCCGACATTCATTTATCGGGGACGAAAGGCAAAGATCGGCTGGGAGGTTACGCCTGTTGTCAATCCATCGGGCAAGATAAACGTCATCTACTACTCTCAGGAAACGGCATGGTCCGGACTTCAGCCTCGTATCGACAGAGAAGAAAATATCGATTCAAAAACGGCCGACGTAAATAATTACTTCGCCGATCCTATAGCAGCCGCTACTGCCGATGTTATAAAAAGCCTTCCCAAACAAGGAGATCCGGGCAAGGTTATCCAACTGTCCGACGATAAGTCGAGGTTCGAATATATCGAACCTCCCGTGTCTTCCGAAACTCGGCAACAAGAAAAAGACGACCTGAAAGAGTCTATTCTGTTCGACACTTTCACCCCTGAATTCTCCCCGGAGAAAATGGTAGGTCTGGGGACCCTGAGTGGAGATGCGATAAAGCGCGCTATGGTGCTCGGCTACATCAAACGGGATAACCGTAAAGAAATCTATGACGAGCTTGTAGATCGAGAGAAGAACCTGATTCTTGCGATCATGATGAATGTCACGCACATTCATATGAGAAATCAACTGGCAAGCCTCAAAATAGAACATGAATTCGCCGAACCGTTTGAGGAAGACGTGCAGAACAAATGGTCCGCAATAGGCAAAGCATATCAGGATGGCGTCATTTCACTGGAAAAGGCGGTCGAGATGCTCGGTCTTGCGGATAAGCCGGATGAGGAAGTTGAAAAAATCAGAGGTTTTAATGACTTAAAACAATGAAAGGGTTTGCATAATGTGCAGAGTGTTTCCAATTTTGATCCATGAAAGTACCAACTCACGCAGCAAAGGTTGCTTTTCCTTTTTTAGGATTCAAAGCACGGCCAATATTGCGTGAAGTACGATGCGAAAAATGCGGGCGGAAACTCGCGGAAATGCAAGGAATAGCCCAAATAAAATGCCCTAAATGCGGACATTTATCGATGTATAGGGCTTAACATACGACAAAAGAGTGCCACAGAGCGCCAATATCCCTTCTCGGGGAATTGGCGCTTTTTTCATTTAAAAACACAAAATATGAAAGAAAAAATTCTAACAGCGCTGAAAACCAAATACTCCAATCTGGGGTTCAGCTCAAAGGTTCTGGACGGGATCGCCTCGAGTATCGAAAAATCCGTCACCGATGAATCGCAGATCGAAACCGCTGTCGGCGGGATCGAGTCTATTCTGAAAGTTTTTCAATCCGACTTTGACAGGGCACGCACCGAATATGGCACTCTGAAGGGTCAGTATGATGAACTGAAGAAACAAGCCGAGGCATCATCTACCAACGAGGGCGGGCAGAATGAGAAAAACGAACTCGACAAAGAACCGGAATGGTTCACACGCTACAAGCAAGAACAGGAGGAGCGCTACGCAACCATCAAGAGCGAAAGCGAAGCACTGAAAGCCGAAAAGGTTCGGGCCGAGCGTGAAGATTTATTCCGGTCTGCGGCAAAAGCGGCGAATGTCAGCGACAAGATGCTGAACGATCTTTTGGGGCTTGCAACTGCGATGAACAAGGAAGCACCCGATGCCTCGGAAATCAAAGACAGATTCTCGTCAATCCAGTCAAGATTCATCGCCGCCGGACTCGAGGGGAAAGAATCGGCATTTCCTCTCTCCACGTCGGAATCTCAGAGTAAAGAAGATGCTAAGGCGTGGGCCGCAAATCTGCCGGACAAAAACTAAACACACAAAAAAACATGGCTATCGAATTCAAAAAGACCAAGTACAAGGGCGGGTTCCCTGTATTCTGGCGTGGCAACCGTGAAGCACTCCCCGGTGATTTCACACTCAAAGGCACATACCCGGAGGGGACACTCCTCAAAGAAGGTACTCCCATCAAGCTCGACTTCGCTAACATGGAGTGTAAAATCTGCAAAAGCGCACTTGTCGTTACGGGAGGAACCACATCCGCTCCTCGTGTCGTCAAAGGCTCCATGTTTCAGATAGGCGACACCGTTAAAATCGGCGAATCCAACTCGACGATCAAAAGTATTGACACTACGAGCGCTGATTACGATGTGCTGACGTTCGCAGCGGCCGTTACCGGAGCAACGCAAGGCGCAACGCTTCTGTCAGACGACGATCTGCCGGATGCGGTCATCGAGACGACGAAAGAATACACGACGAAGCACGGATTTCCAGTCGTGTCGGCCGCCTACGGTGCACGCATTCTCAAAGATGTAGCCTATCCCGTACCGGAGGCATGGCTGGAGGGATATTCACTCAAAAACAACCACGAAATCAAGTATATCAGGCAGTAAAAGCGAAAAACAATGAACGAAGCTACCTATTCTTCTATTTTCAACGAACTCACCAAAGAGGTGCAGATTCGCATAGACACAGCTTCTGAGCTGCGTAAGCGCCTGTTCGATCAGACCGTTTACGACCAGTACCTCGATTGGGACACTCCTACAATCGGTTTCAATTTCGAGGAACTGATAGGTTCCTACAATCTGAGTGTCGCCGCCGCAACACTGGATTCTCACGGCAAGGAGCCCGTTATGGGGACCGAAGGATTGGAGACTCTGAGGGAGAAGGTCCTGACGCACCAAATGTCCTACCCCATGCCCATCGAGGAATACAGAAAGGTACTCCAGATTCTGGATTCCCGCATGGTTTCGGACCAAGTTAAAAAGCGTCAACTCATCGACCTGATGTGGGGTAACGTGACAAAGGTCGTCAATTCCGTACAGGCGAAGCTCGACATCATTTTTCTCGGAGCCCTCTCCAACAAGGGTATTTTCACTTTCGACAAAAACAATAACCCCGAGGGTGGTGTGCGCGGGAGCATTGACTACAAAATGCCCGACGAGAATATCGCAACTGCGACGACGGAATGGAAAGACTCGAACAAAGACTCTGTCGACACGCTGGAAGATATTCAGGCCGTTCTCGACGCTGCTCAGGATAAAGTCGTATTCGACAAAATCCTGTTGTCACAAAGCCGGCTCTCTTTCATCCTGAGAAACAAGAAAATGAAGTCGGCCGTATTCGGGTCCGACAAGTCGTCCACGCCGTTGTTGCTCGCCAATCTGAACGAGTTCATGCGTTCGAACGGATTCCCGACATTCGAGGTTATCCGTCGCATGACTCGTATTCAGGATAACGGCAAGCTCGCGGAATACAAGCCGTGGAATGACAAGAATCTCGTTTTCGTGCCGGCAGGAAAACTGGGGGTCATTAAAAACGCCTATGCCGACAACGAACTGCGTGAGGAACCGGGAGTGACCTACTCAAATTACGGACGCATCCGCATTTCTCAGTGGGGCGTAGGTGAAACGCAGGGCTCGAACGGCGTAGAATTCACGAAAGCGCAATCTATTTCGCTTCCGGTGATCACGGAGATCAACGGAATTTACTCTCTGACCGTAGAATCGTGACGGTAAGTGACTACATAAGGCAGAAGTTTCAGCCTTTCGGAACTATTTCGGAGGCTGATCTTCTCGACATTCTTTCCGATGCCGGTATGGAGGCGAACGATGAACTGACGGCTGAAAACAGAAACGAAGTTTCCATCGCTATGACTCGTTTCATCCCGTCACTTTTTCTCCGCCCCCAATCGGTATCGGAAAACGGTTTCTCCGTCTCGTGGGATTTCGATGCACTGAAAGATTATTACCTGTTCATGTGCAAAAAGAATGGAATCGAGCCGGATGCCGGAGCTGCGGGGATAAGCACGATAACCGATATGTCTGACCTTTGGTAATGTATTACTCACCGCACATCCTGCAAATCAGAATAGACCCGGTTATACAGTATGACGAATCGGGCAATCCTTCCGTATCTGGCACGCCGGAATGGAAGACTATAGCGAGGTGCAGGTGCGATGACAATACTACTAAAGAATTCATTTCGGAGAATGGCCACGTCTATCGCCCTAACTACCACGTGGTATACGAAGGCGAAAGAATCGAAGCAGGTGTTTACGCACGATGCCTCAATGACGACGGGTCAATCAGAGGCGAAGGACAGGTATATCAACCTTCCTCATGCAACTACTTGGGTTACTCGGAAGTATGGATGTGACCTATGACTTTTCGGATATCGACGGTATCATCGATGAATTTATCAACGAGATAATATCTCGGATGGTGGAATTCGGAGAAGAAGCTACGGCGATAGCCGTAAGTCGAGGCCGATACCAAAACATCACGGGTAATCTGAGAAGTTCCATCGGCTACATAATCTCCTATAACGGTCGGGTGGTCCGTGAAGGCGGATTCAAGCAGGTGACCGGACGCGGAGAAAACATGCAGAAGGTGGACTTTACGACCAAACGAGGAAAGTCAGTTGTTTTCTGGGCAAAGGGCCGCTCAGGTGACGGTTCGGAAGGTAGCCAGACGGGAATGGACTTCGCGCGGGCCATAGCCGCCGAATACCCGGAAGGAATCACATTGGTCGTAGTTGCAGGAATGGACTATGCGAGCTTTGTCAACGCAAAAGGATTCGATGTGCTGGATAGTGCAGAAATACAGGTAAGGCAAATGATTGCAGCATGATAACGACGGGAGACATAAAAAGCATTTTGTCAGAAGACCTGAAGACATACGGGTTCAAGACATATCTGCAAGACACATTCCCCGACGGCGAGATAACTGACGAAAGAATAATTATTCGCTGCGGAGAATTGTCGTCCGGAACTTATTGGGAAAGCTCATATGCTCATCTGAACATCTGCGTGCCCGATCTGTACGGCATGGCCGATACAAGGCGCTTGACCGAGATCGAGCGAATGTTCAAACGCATGAAGAAAACCTTTCGCTTTGACGGTTCTGTCTGCCGATACATGGAGGACGGGACGAGCCAAGAAAAGGATGAAGCCCTTAAGTGTCACTTTGTAAACGTAAGATTATTATTTGAAGTGTTAAACGTAAATTATTAGAACTATGTCTACTACAATTATTGCAACCGGCATCAAGAAGCTGTGGTATGCCGAGACGACGGCGGTAACCGCCAAACTGACCGGTCCCATTCTTGCGACTATCCTTAGAACGGCAAAGGAGATCACGAACGTCCATCAGGACACATGGTCAATCGAGGAAGCAGAACCCTCACTGACCCGATACAAAAATCAGCTTTCAGGCACTAACTACCGTCAATCGGAAGAAAAAGGCGACGTAGTCATGTCATTCACAATCGGGCAGTACGACTATGCTACGAAAAAAGACCTGATGGGCGGTGAACTCATCGACACGGACAAAGGATGGCATAGAGCCAGAGGCGTCGTAAACATCTACAAATGTATGATTGCCCTAACCGAAGACGATCAATACCTCGTGTTCCCCAAAGGAGCAATTGTTGCCCGTGAAGCCAACACAGACGGCGCAATCGGTCTGGCGGTATCGGCAACAGCGCTGGAACCGGACAATGCCGACGTAAGTCCTGAAACATGGCTAAGGGCCGATGAGGTCGTCGAAGCGGCGTCACTCAGCAACTGAGCAGCAAGTAATCATTCATTATGAACCAGAAAAAGGGTAAAGGAGTCAGGGATTCCCTTACCCTTTTATTTCATTAACGACCATGAAAAACGAAGCAGCAAAAATAGTTTCCGAATCTCTTATCGGAGCAAGTTATGTGACCATCACAATGGGCTCGAAAGCGTACACCCTTTATCCGCCGACTATCAAAAGATTGTGCCAAGCGATTCGGCACTTCGCGGCAATAGACATTCAGGGAGAAAGCATATTGGACGCTCTCGGGGAAATGCCGGACGCAACAGAACACATACTAAAAGGTCTTTCCTGTCTTTTGTGCGGGAACGAGAGTCTGGCAGAGGAATTATCGGAAGGTTCTTTCGTCGAGATGAAAATAGCTTTAAAGGAGGCGATCTGTCTGGTCGGAACCGACCCTTTCGAGTGTGCCGCTTTGGCGAGGAGCGTCGCCGAAGTGGCAGCAAAGATGAGGTAATCGGAAACGAAACGATGATGGGACAGATCGCTTCGTTTATGGAAAACCTTCGCTTGTCCTATACGGAAGTATTCGAGATTATCCCCTACCGAAACCTTCTAATCATGCAGAAAGATAAGCTCCATATAGTATACGGCGACAAAGTAAAAAGAATAAGCGGGAAGGAAATGGCCGCTCGCCGAAGCAAGAAAAACTCTAATTAAGATGGCTAAACTTAAATTTGAAACGACGGCTAATTTAAAGCCTATCGACGACCTTCTTATTCGTATCAAGGAGTTGGAGCAGCATATCGCCTCGCTCAAAAAAGAGATGCGCTCGATCAATGCCGCAGACCCTAAAATAGACCCCTTGCTCAAAGACCTGAAGGCGTCGAAAGAGGAAATAAACAACCTGGTAGCGGAAATCAATCGGATCAAGCAGGCTCAGTTGGACAGACAACGCGAGCAGGAACAGGCTGCGACTCGGGAGAAAGAATCCATCGCCTCGCTGCTGCGGGCCTATGAAGAATTGCGTCAAAAGGTAGCCGATACCGCGAATAAAAGCACCTCGCCAAGTTCCGGAGCGAATAATGCCCCGTCGATCAAAGAGGAAACGCAGGCTTACGATGAGCTTCTCAGTAAAATAAGAACCCTATTGGGCAGCCGGGAGGAAACCATTGCCTCAATGCTCAGAGAAGAGAATGCGATTCGTCTGATTAAGAAAGAGCTAAAAGGCTTGCAAAAGCTCGAATCCGACGGCATAAATCTTACGGAAGCCCAAAGACAGCGGAGAATCCAACTGACAAGCTCTCTCGAAGAACACAAGCAATCGGTTTCACAGCTCAAGCAAATACTCGCGAACGAAATAAAATCCGAGCAGGCCGTTCGTGGCTCGATGAATGAGATGTCGCAGTCTTTGGGAACAATGCGCATGTTTTACAGGACCCTGAACGAGGAAGAGCGCAATTCTCAATTCGGCCAAGAACTTTTGAAGCGCATCCAACTGGTCGATACGAAAATAAAAGAATTGGATGCATCGATCGGCAATCATCAGCGCAATGTAGGCAATTATGCCTCGCATTGGGACGGACTCGGGTTTTCAATCCAACAAGTAGCACGGGAACTCCCCTCTATTTCTTATGGCCTGAATACTTTTTTTGTAGCTATATCCAATAACCTGCCTATTTTGGCTGACGACATCCGGCGAGCGATAGCGAAATATAAAGCCGCTGTTGCTGAAGGGAAAGCGGCTACCCCTGTATGGAAACAGATCGTAAAATCCATCTTCTCATGGCAAACGGCATTGGTAGGCGGGATCACCCTGCTCACTCTTTACGGGAATGAAATCGCCGACTGGGTCGAGGAATTATTTAAAGGCAAAAAACAAATCGATGCAGCAGCGATTGCCCAAGAGCATCTCCACAATGCAATAAGCAAGGGGACTACTGATGCTCAACGGGAAATAACAAAACTGGATTTGCTGTACAAGGCAGCCACTGATACTTCCAAGGCATACGATGAGCGTCGGATTGCCATTGAAAAGCTGCAAAAAGAATATCCGGCGTATTTCGGCAATATGAATGCGGAACTGATTGCGGCCGGTATGCTTAAAAATAAGTACGATGAATTGCGGGCCTCTATTATCGAAATTTCCAGAGCAAAAGCAGCGCAGGATGTTTTGTCGGAAAATCAGAGTTCTATATTAAAAATTCAGAGTACGGATGAATATAAGGACGTATTATCCTATGCTCAAAAAATAAGAAGCACGCAGGCCAAAATCAACGAGCTAAAAAGTAAAGGGATCGAGGAAGATTCTCCCCTAATAAAGGGACTTAGGATTAATATAAGCAAGCTATGGAATAGTATCGAGAAGTCAAGCAAAGAAATCGGGAAAAAGTTGGAGTTGCCCGAAGACGCATTTACTACGGACATCAGGCAATATATCGAGGCTCTAAACAAGGCAAACGAGGAATTGGCCAAGACTGCCGAGACCTTATACACACGCGAATCGCCTGATGATAAAAATAATTATGCCTCTAAATTGCAAGAGGGCCAAAACAAAGTAATTGCGACCCGGGAATCCCTTGCGGAAATCCTGAAAGCGAATGAGGCCGCACTCCAAAATTCGCTTCTCGATATTATGGCCGAAGGGCAGGAAAAGGAGCTCGCACAACTGGATAACGCGACCCGGGAAAAACTCCACAAGATCGAAGAGGCTCGCCAAAAGACCATCGCCGCTTATGCCGCCAAAGGACAAGAGCCTAATCCCGACAAATTGGCTAAGCTGGATGAGACGAAAGCGAACGAGGAAAAAGCTGCGGAATCAGAACGGGCCGCCATTATTGCAAAATATGCCCGGCAGGAAGAAGAGCTTTGGCGCAGCGTGGCCGATGTTTTTTTGTCGGAAGAAGACCGCAAGCGGCAAGGTATTCAAAAGACGTTCGACGAATACCGCAGGCAGGCGGAATCGCTGCTTAAGGGTGGCTCTATTGGAGAAAGCGACTATAATGCCCTCGTGGGCGAAATAGGAAGGGCCGAGACCAAATCCATGCTTCAGGATGTATTGCGAGAGTATGAGACTTTCGAACAGCAAAAAGCCCGCATTGCCGAAGAATACAACGATAAGATCGCCCAACTGGAAGAACAGAATGCAAACGGCCAGTACAACGAGAATATCGAAGAGATCAAAAGACAAAGGGATTTGGAGATCGCGCAGCTTCAGATTTCCGAGTCCGATTTCTTTCAGGTGATCTCCGGCAATCTGGAAGAGTACGGGCTGGCCACAATCCGCGATGCCATTGCCCAAGCGAAGGAATATCTCGACAATTTCATAGCCGATGCGAAAAGCAAGAACGGAGGAAAACTGACGAACGAACAGCTTCAGTTTGTCACACAAATGCGGCAAGACTTAGATAAGGCGACCAAAGTAGTTCATTATCGTTTGCCGGAGGGATTGGCTAAGGCTGCAAGCGGAATGAAGAAAGTGGTCGACTCGGCTAAGGAACTCGACGAATCGCTCGGAAACGTACTCGATACCGTGAGCAACATGATTCAGGGCTTCTCGGATATAGAATCGGGTATTTCCGGCTTGAAAGAGGCATCCGCGAATTTCAAGCAGATGAAACAAGATGCCAAGGATCAAGGAAAATCTTTAGGGTTCGGCGATATACTCGGAACCGTAGGATCATATGCGGGAGCAATCGGGTCAATCGTTAGCGGTGTGACTGGTATATTCAGTTCAATAGGGAACCTATTTGACGACCAAGCCAAATATGCGGCGATAAATGCGGAGTACGCAAGGAGGCAGGAAGCATACTGGGAATCCATAAACTTCCAAGTAGAAAGATACACCAAGTTACTTGAAGAAGCAGCCGGCGAAGATTATTTTACGACGGCAGCGGAGCAAATGGATATTCTAAATGAATCGCTTGCTAAAGCGCGGAAAAACTTAATTAACGACATTCCTCAAGGTGAAGTTGATTCTGTTACATTTGGATTATTCAATTTGCTTCGCAGCGGGAAACAATACGATTATATAGCCAATTCTGAAGCTCAAGAAATATACGATTTCATCCAGCAAAACGGAGGTTATTCTCGTGACGAAGGGTTATCCATAGAAGCTGCTTATGCGCTCAAAGAAAGCGCAGATATATGGTCGAAAATGCCGGACTGGATGCAAGAGTCCGTTGAAAAAATGATTGAAATCAACGAACAGACCGAAGAGCTTAAAGAAACTTTGAACGAAAGCCTGTTTCAAACAACATCGAAAGATTTGGAGGATGCTATTATTGAAGGGTTAAAGAATGGCAAAAAAGGACTCGATGAATTTGGAAGTGAGTTTGAAGAAGTTATGCGGAATGCTCTTTTGCAATCATTTGTTATTGAAGAGTTGAGGCCCAAGATTAAGAAGTTCTATGAAGAATACACTCAATTAGCGGATAGCGATGGAGACGGCAAGCTCGATTTGACCAAAGACGATATAGAAGTTTTACGAAAGGAATTGAACGGTCTTATAACCGAGACTACAGGAGGGTGGGAAAACTTCAAACAGATTGTCGGATATACCGAATCGTCTGACGCTTCGACCCAATCCGCTACTTCCCGGGGGTATCAAACGATGTCTCAAGATGATGGGAATGAGCTTAACGGTCGATTTTCGGACTTACAGATGAAAGGACAGCAGATTATTGATATCAATACAGGTATCCGCGACATCGCATCCGAAATACGGCAACTTCAGGTAGAATCCCTCTTAGAACTCCGAGGAATAAATGAAAATACCGGAAATACGGTAAAAATACTGAAAATGCATACTTCCATGCTCTCAAGAATTAGTGACAACACAAGTAGGATTTGATTATGACTGAAATGCTCATCAACAAGCAGGACGCTTCGACTTTCGGCGTCCGTATGGGGGATGGTTTCTTAGATGCTATATGTTCCCCCCTCCCTTTAAAAGAATTCGTTGAAAATTCCAGCCGCCTTGAGGACGGGAAAAGGGTACTGTACAACTCACCCAAGATCGACGAACGGGACGTTACCCTCACGTTCAACATTCACGGCGATACTGAGGAAGAATTTACCGCTAACAAGGCGACATTCGAGCAAATATTATACGCAGGAAAGGTAGAGATTCATCTGCCGGTTACTGGGAAAACCTATCGGCTTACCTATCTCCGTTCCCAATCGTATGCGCAAAATATAGCTCGTACTTCCTGCTCTGTGTCGGTGAAATTTAACGAGCCAAATCCAAACAACAGGAATGAATAATTAATAATAGGCTACATAAGTAAATTTTATTTAAATTCGCATAATCTCACCCATAGACAAAATCAACACATAATAAAATGAAAAAATTAATCATTTTTTTAATGGGTCTAATATCCATTTCCTCGCTTTCTGCCCAAAGGATAGTAACCGACGAGATTGATAAATTTAGTGGAGACAGAATTATCGAGACGAGTACCCTTGAAACGGGTCGACCGATGGAAGCACATTACAAACTAAGGCAAGTCAATGATTCCCTATTTCTGTGTATACGAATTAAGAACATCAAAAAAGTAGATATCAAGGAAAATATTGCTCCTTTGATGTTGCTTATGAGAAGTGGTGATAAAATTAATTTAACCGGAGAAATTGAAAATATATTCTCCAAAGAGCGTAATCATTCTATTCACTGGGGGGCTGGCATTTCATCCGGGGGAGCGAAGAAAGTGACAGATGTATTGATCAGCGCATACATACCTAAAGATATATTAATGGCCTTATGTAATGACGATGTGACAGATATAAGAATATCAATAGGAAATACTAATATCGATAAATCGTTTGAATATATGTATTCTTATAAAAGGTTACGAAAAATGTTCGATTTAATGCGGGACCAAAAGTAACGGAGATTTCGTGTCTACTATATCTTTTTGAATGAGCTACGGTCAATAACAAGTCAATGCCATGTCGAACGAAGGAATTATAGCTATATTGGTTCTTGTTGTATTCATTATCTGCATCGTCGCAAAAGTCATATCAAATATGAACGAGGATAATAATACAATAGATACCTCGCCTACCTATAAACCTATTCGGGAATTATCGGATGACGAGCTGAAGAATCTGTTGTCGGAAGTGGAAAACGACCTCGAGACGGTTAAAATTGAATATCAAGGAGCCTTAGCCAACCCCTACGTGCTTTATATAACGAGAAATCTGATAAAGCAACGATTAGATAATACCGTCGAAAGACGACAATACATTCTTGATGAAATAAATAAGAGGCAGAAAGAGGCAGCTACAAAGGCTTAGCACTCGATAAACGATAGGAAATTACCCATAAAGGCCCGCATCAGCGGGCCTTTATGGTATTAGCAATCACAGCATCGCGGCTGTTTTTCGTATCTGTTGTAGCACTGCCGAAAGGCCGGAATCACGGCGGGCGGTCTGCATGTTGTAACGAGTTTGCATGTTTAACCAAAAGATAGCCTCAATATCGAGCGCAGCTTCAATCTTTAAGGCTGTTTCTGTCGTTACGGAACGCTTCCCGTTTGCAATCTCATTCAACGCAGTATAAGGCATACCGATCATTTCCGCAAATTTACGTTGCGAAATATTGCGAGCTTCCAGTTCCTCTTTCAGCGCTTCGCCCGGATGAGTGGGTAAATATGGAATCAAATCATTCATACCATATACCCTCTTATTAACCGTTGCCATAGCCAATCTTATTTATAATGATTACTAATATCCAATATCAAACAAACTGTTATTATCTCTTGTTCGGCAACATGGCGCACTCGAAATTCAAGCCTGTATTTAGAATTAATCCTAACCGATGAAATACCAGCCTTGTCACCCACTAATACTTCATAGTTCAAAGAATGATGTTGGTACAATGATTCAATACTCGAAGCCGCCACAAGTTTATCTACACAACGTTTGTATGCTCTCACTACTTCCGGCTGAAATCGGTGCTTTTTATCGCTTGTTCGCCCCAGTTCGAACAACTTCCCGTAAATACTCCTTGTCGAATTCTATAAACATCGTTGCCTTATTGTTTACTATGCAAATATAATGCTTTTCTAATATAATTCACAAAAAAAGTGAACATTCGTCATATCCCAAACTGTTTCCCCCGCTATCTTTCAAAATTAATTTATCTACCCTCTTTTTATTATCTAATTAAAAACATACAAATCAACAACTTACAAAGCCATTTGCACAATGTGCAGAGCATTTCAACCTTTGAGATAGTCATACCATTTACGCCTAAGAGGAATGATTATCTACAATAGAAACGGAGTCGAGCTGATCGATGCGCCAGTCACCTCGTCTGCCGTCCGCAAACGAGTATTGATGGGCGACAACTACGTCTCCCTGCCCTTTTCCCATGACACCTATATAGACTTTGCTCCGGGGTCCTATATCATCTATAACGGTCTCAAGTTCGAGATCATCGACGTCGACAAAAATCGCCCTACTCGAAATGCCACTACCGGCGGCTGGGACTACACACTCCAGTTCGACGATCAGGAGCGCCACATGACGCGCGCCATTGTATTTTGGCTATCGCAAAAGCCTCGGGAGGCGGTTTTCCATGACACGACCGATTTGCAGTCTTTCGGAAATCTGATCGTGGAAAACATGAATGCCTTTGTGCCTGCCAAAAACTGGAAGATGCGCGATCTTTCCGACGAACTGAAAGAAGGTACGAAGCTCGTTTCATTCAACGGCGACACATGCTGGAACGCCGTCAACACGATCGCCGAGACTTTCGATGTCGAGTGGTGGACAGAACAAAGCGAAGGTTATATCTACCTGTGCTTCGGCAAGCTGGAGATCGGAACCGAGGAAGATTTCGTAGAGGGAGGCGTTATCACGTCTATCCCATCGCGGAGAGGTGACGACAGCAACTACGGCACGCGCTTCTACGTATTCGGATCGACGCGCAACCTGACGGAGGACTACGGTCAGGCCGATCAGGGCGGAACGACCAATCATGTCTCGGAAATTCGGCTCAGGCTGCCGGGTGGGCAGGAGTATATCGATGCGCGGCCCGATATGGTATGGAACGACGTGATCGAAAAGTTCGTCGTATTCGAGGACATTTACCCTAAAAATACGGATACTGTCACCTCAGTCGAGAAAGTAAAGCGACAGACTGATAGCGGAACCGAATATGAAGCTCGGGTAATCTACGCGAAAGACACGCCTTTCCTTCCGACCGATCTAATCCCGGGCGAGACCCTGCAAGCCGTCATTACGAGCGGCGCCCTTTCGGGTAGGACGTTCGACATACAACTCGGCGCTGCATTCGACGATCCCGACACATGGAATCCGGAAACAAATCCTTTCGACCGCAAGTTCGAGATCGTGGCAGACGTGGAGACGACCGGTGAGCAAGAGATCATCATTCCCAACGACAATCTGGACATCGAGCCCGGCAATACCTTCGTATTGACCGGTATTAAGTTACCCGGAGCGAGAATCGGGGAGGCCGAGCAGGAATTGTTGGAAGCAGGAACGACGTGGGCCCAGAAAAACAGCAAGGACACGAGCGTATACGATTGCCCTACCAATCCCGTATACTGTCAACTGAACGATAAGAGCTACGAGCTCGGACAGAAGGTGCGCCTCGTGAATGAATCCCAATTCGGGAGCAGCGGCCGTAGCTCCCGTATTCAAGGCTACGAAAAGTCGCTCGACAACGAGTATCAGGCAACCTACACGGTTGGCGATAATACCGCCTATTCCCGCTTGGGCGAGATCGAGAAGGATATTCAAGAGGCAGCCTATGCGGAACGGATCGGAGTGACCAATGGCGTCGGAATCTACCTGATTCGCGCAAAATATGACCAGACGCAGCCAACAGACTACAATGCGTACTCGGCAGCGGCCGCCGACGAGAAGTTCTTGAGCAGAAAAAAGAACGATACGGCCGAAGGGATAATCACCTTCGCAAAAGGCATATTGGCAAACACCCTCTCGAGCGAGAAATTCGTATCGGGCAATGAAGGCAAGGGTCACAGCACATGGATCGACGATGACGGAGTATCGCATACGGAGGTCGATCAGGTGAAGGCCCGAAAAACCGTTGTTACGAAGCAAATAGCGGCCGAAGAAGGCAATGTCACCGAACTCACCAGCACGAATATCGAAGCGACCGTATTGACTGTACTGGACAAGATCATAGCGAAAGATCAAACGCTGTCAGGGAAAATATCGTCGGCAAAGTTTCTGTCGGGACTGCTCGGGTATGGATGGATGATCGACGCAAAGGGCAACGGCGAACTGCATTCGCTATCGATCCGGTCCTTTCTCGAAGTCCCCGAGCTCCGGTATAATCAGGTGCAGGTAGTAGGCGACGAGCTATGGGTAACGGCCGGTGGTGTCATATCCGATGTACAAGCAGCCGACTCGGGCCGCTATACTATCACGCTCAAGCTGGAGGAAGGGCAAATCAACCCCTTTGCTGCGGACGATATTCTGAGAGGCATATACCACGTTTCCACCGGCTTCTCGACAATCCAGATGCGGGTAGACAGCGTGGCGGAAGACGGAACGATGACCGTCACGCCTCGGACGCCCGATCTCGTACCGCAAAAATTCATGAACATAGCCAAGACGGGCAACTTCACGAATACGGCCCGCCAACGAAGCATCCTGATTTCATCCAAGCAGGGCCGCATTCAGTTCATGGCCGACGTGAACGATTGGGAAATCGCTCCGTCGATGGTCCGAATGATTTTGGGCGACACGTCGGGATTCGTACATCCGTCTTTCGGCGATACGTCGGGCTACAATGCTTTTTTGGAGAACATTCTGATGACCGGCCGAATTTTCCAAAAGTCGGCCGACGGCACGACCACCAAGCCCGTCGCCGTGAACAAAGGCGAATGGGAAACCGGAACATACTACTATTACGATGAAGTAACCCATAAAGGCTCGCTGTGGTTATGCACCGCAGAATCTACGTCAGAAGAACCTTCTGCGTCCTCTATAGACTGGGTAGAGGAGGTAGCATCGGGCGCTGGATCTGCGGGGCCCGCGGGGCCGGCACTTCGTAGCCGGGGCGTATGGTCGGCCTCGGAAACCTATATAAACGGAGGCGAGTTCAGGGATTGGGTATTGTACGGGGAACACAACTACCGCTATATAGTCAAAGAAGGCGTAGCTGCGGTTCCTACCGGCACACTGCCCACAGACACGGCATACTGGACACCGTTCAACGAAATGGAGCCGGTGGCGACGAGGGTTCTGTTGGCCGACGACGCATGGATCGACATACTGAGCACGAACGGAATCCGTATCGGAGATAACGGATGGGAGCTGACCGACGGGGAGATTCGGCACAAAACAAGCGGGCTGAAGCTGACCAAAGACGGAAAACTGGTTGCTCCTAACGGCTTGAGCCTTGTCGTAGGGGAAGAGAACATAGACGATTATACCCAGCAAAAGATCGATTCCGTCGAGATAGGCAGCGACAACCTGATGGATGGGACGCAACAGCCTAATCTGAAGGATACGGTGGTATGGAACAATTCGGTAACAGCATCTGTATGGGGAGAGGTCGGTGAGTTCGTCGCGGTAAAGATAAGAGGGCAATGGGGCCGCCTATGGCAGTCCATCGCCGAAGGATTCATTGGAGGACAGCAATACCGGTTCTCGTGCTGGGTCAAGCGCGATGCGTCGATGGAAACTGTTGAGACCAAAGCACAGCTTAGTGTCGGAAGAAACGCCGTGACAATCATCTCTGCGACGCTCGACGGCGTGAAACTCGGCGCGGGCGGATCAACAGGAGTATTCAGTGGAAAGTCACTCGCTGGAATTGTAATTTCGGCAGATACTTTTCAACGTCTCGAATGTATATTCGAAGCAAGTGAAACAGTGCCCGGTGATAGTTTTCGACTCGAATTCTACACGTCGAACTATCAAACGAATACCCCTTGCGGAGTCGTTTACGGATATTATTTGGTTAAAGGCAATAAAGCGACGGATGATTGGCGACCGTCGCTGAACGACACTAAAAAGGCCATAGCTGCGGCTCAGGCCGCCGCCGATCAGGCTAAAGAGGACGCTGCGGACAACGCTCAAAAGCTCGAGGATTGGTCGTCCGACGAATTGATCTCGCCCCCTGAGAAGCCGGGCCTTGTGCAACAGAAGGCCGACATCGAATCCGAATATGGCGAGATCGGCTCGCAAGCCGACCGCTATGGGCTTAAAAGTTCGACCTACTGGACAGCTTATAATAGCGCGTACACGCTGGCTATACAAGCGCTGACGAAGTATACAGCCTCGACTCCCGAAAGCATTCCGGTCGAGTCCGACTACGACTACATTGCGGCATACTATCCCAAGCGGCAGATCATGCTCGACCAGATTGCGGCTGCGGCGCAAGCATATACAGACGGCATACAGTTCGGTTCGATAAATCTGATTGACGGTAGTGAGGAACTTACAGTTACAGCATCTTCAGATGAAACGCATCGCTTCCAATCTTTCCCTCTTCACATTCGACCTGGAGATGAATTTGCATTATCCATCAAATCCATTGAGATATTGGCTGGCACTCCAGAAGGATTCAGCCTGAATATTGTTGATTCGACGTATAATAATACGTTGGCAAGTGGTAATCTAACACTTGACAATAGGACGGCTGTCTATAAGATTTCGGAAAATGTAATGGAACAAGACGGCTGGCTTTTGGCATACGCAGGAAAGTGGGGAAAGACCAATGGAGTTTCGGTCACCTACCACGAAGTCATGCTTGTTAGGGGCAACCGTCCGGCCCTAACATGGTCGCCGTCGCTGAACGATCAGAAGGCCCAGACTCAAGAAATGGTTGACGCCTCCCTCCCTGCGACGCGAAATCTGGCCCTGAAAACCGAGGGACAACTCGATTTCAATATGTCATCTTGGGCGGGGCTATATCTTGACTTGGCCGAACAACCCGTAATCGGACAACAATATGTGCTTTCTTGGGATGACATACAGTTTACGGAAACAAGCCATCCTAATATCCGACTTTGGATAAATAGCTTTACGGGAGCCGTCTACCTGAAGGAGGTTACACAAACAGGCTCGGGATCGGTCGTCGTGACTATACCCGATACTTTGCTGACAAACCAGACCTACAGAATCCTTTTCGGGGGCCATAACGGTGCAATGACCGGCTATGTTAAAAATCCTATGTGGTCCAAAGGCAACAAGGTCATGCCTTGGACACCGGCCATAGAGGATGCTCCGAACGAGATCCGCGAAGAGGCAAAGGCTACGGGCATTTATCTCTCCGAAAAGAAAATCGACGTAGTGGCCGACCGCTTTCGCATCACATCGACGGCAGGTCGTGAAATCATGCGGGCCGATGCCGACGGTAACCGCGTGAGCATGGAGAATCTCGACGTACAGGCGGGAGCGACAATCGGACCGGTCGAGGTAACCGAGACGGGATTGGCCGTAAAGGCCGAAGGCGAGGACTTGCAGACTGTAATAAGCAATCAGGAGTTCGGCAGTCTGTCCGACGCTTTGGACACCGGGAAAACGTCCATTGTCGCCCTTACCGCTCCATCTGTATCTCAACCTGGCGAGCAGTTCGACATGGGAACTTTCAGCGCGCCGGATGCGACTGTGCGGATTCTATCCGTATCAGGCCGGGTTATCATGATGAACGGCCTAAATTCGGTGAGAATTTACCTGACCAAACAAGTAGGTTCCCAATGGACCGATTTGGGCATCGAACTATTTTCTATGGCTTCTAATTCTCACTATGATGAAAATTTCACTAAATCAGTTGCCATATCATCCATCGGTAACTATAAAATTGCCTGCACTGCCGTATGCGGCGGCGTGATAACGATCTCAAATATGAGCGGGACTTTGCAGGAGCAGGTAAAAAGGATGGAGGTCAGGCCCTCTACGATATTCGGGATGCTCAATTCGACACAATACTTTCTTTTAGGGCGAGAGAAACCGTCAGCCTCGGGTTCCGAGATTTTCCGTGCTAAGATTCAGAACGAGGACGGAGGATTGGAAGTCACTTCAACCGGCGTAAACATCGATGGAGAAACATATATAGACGGACAGACAACTATCAATGGCAACGCATCGGTCGTGGGTAAATTTTCCGCCACAGGTGAAATTAACGCTACGGGAAATATTCAGTCCGATACGGACATCGAAGCGGTACGCGATATTTTAATAGGCCGCTATCTGAAAGGATTGGCTATTCCATCCGAAAAAATACCGAGTTCCATGACATCCGGCTCAAACTACCAGATTGCCGACTCGGCTACCTGTATCGACGCGATGAATACGAATGCGATCAACATTACGCTTCCAAAGAACCCGAAAACAGGACAGATCATCTTAATACGGCAATATTCGGCAGGATACACGCTCAAGGGGGGAGGCAAACAGATACATCGGGCAGGATCAACGGTCTCCGAATTCTGGAACGATGCCTACGGGTCTCTCATGTGGATACGCTTCGACGGAAGCTACTGGGCGCTCAATTATATGCCATCACTTTAAACTCATACATATGAAAACGAAAACCAAATCCATCATTAACGTATCGCTCACCTTGCTGGGCGTTATCGGGCTGATTTTCCTACCCAAGCTGACGCTTCCCATACTGCTGGGCGTAGCAGGAACAATCGCGTATCAGAAATTCGTCAAATAATCAAATCGAAATGTCATGAACAATCATCAACTGAACAATCTGTCCGTGTATTACTCGGGCGACAATGGAACGTACCACCTTGCCGGCCGGTACGACATCGGCAGCAATGGTAAAATCACTCGGATCGACGTATCGGCCTACGTGAAACAAGGAGAGGCAAGCATCGAAGTCGGCAAGCTACTCTCGGACGACAACGGCGCAAACTACATATTTACGCCGGATGCGAAAAGCGAAGGACTGACCGATGCGGTTTTCGCAGCTCTGCAAGCTGCGGAAGCAGAAATAGCAGGGAAGGTCGGGCAAGTCATGCTGCTACTCAAAGACCATCTGTCGTACACTCAGAGCGAATAGTCACGCAGACTCTCACTGCGGGAAACCAGTTCATACCAAAATTGAAAGACAAATGATGAATTGAACGTCATGGAAAAGATCAGCGAGATACTGACCATCGTCAACACCGCCTTGTTGCCGATCCTCGGATTTTTCCTGTTCTACAATTCCCGCCGCCGGGAGGCTCGGGCAAAGGCCGAGCGTGAGGAGATACACAACGTGTCCTCCATATCCGACGAATGGCAGGAACTGTACAAAAAGGCAGAAGACAAGCTAAAGGCCAAAGATGCCAAGATCGACCAGCTTTACGCGGAGAAGGAATCCGACCGTCAGCGAATCCGCGAGTTGTCCGAACAGCACAACGCTTTGAAAATGGAGCATCAGGCGGCTAAATTCAAAGAATGTACGGTCAGAGGCTGTGAGAAACGGCAGCCGCCCAGTAATTACTAAATCGATTGCACGATGAAATACTTTACGAACACGGTCGAAAACGTGCAGGCAAATCTGGTCCTGCTGGCAAACGCTCTGAAAACCACCGGTATTCTGAAATAGCTATGCTTATATCTCTCAAGCGAATCTATTTCGCGTCCACCTATACCATCGGGCGGTTAAGCATCCCGTCGGCATCCTTCGAGTGCGATACGCTGGAAGATACCGACAGGGATGCCAACGCCAATGGCGTATTCGACGGTCAGGAAGTCAAGATAAACGGCAAGACGGCTATTCCTTACGGTCGCTATCGGATCGCCATGACCCAGTCGCCCAAGTTCTCGCCTCGCTACGGAGACCGCAATGTCCCCCTGCTGCTGGATGTGCCTCACTTTTCAGGAATACTTATCCATTCGGGGAACACGCCGGCCGACACGGAGGGCTGTATTTTGGTCGGAGAGAACAAGGTAAAAGGACAGGTCATCAATTCCCGGGCTACACTCTTCCGCCTGCTCGACATTCTCGACGAGGCCGACTCCCGAGGCGAAGATATTTACATAACGGTTCGTCGTGATTGTTGTGATTTGATGTAGAAAGCGATATTCCAATATTTGGGGTTACCGCATGGCGGATAGGTTCGGGCATTTTTATTTTACGGAAACATGAAAAACGTTGTTATAGCTGTTATAGCTTTAGCCCTGATCGCAGTCGCATTTCTGCTGGGCCGCCGGAGCGTGAAGCCGGAAATCGTCGAGATTCACCGGACGGACACGATGTGGATGCGCGACACGGTCCGGGAAACGGTTCTCGTGCCCAAAATCCGCTACCTGACTCGTGTCGATACGGTACTTTTGCTTGTCCCGGGCGATACGGTCAAGGTTCCGGTACTGGTCCCGATTTCCCGAAATGTGTATGAAGGGGAAGATTACCGGGCCGTCGTGTCCGGCTTCCGCGCGTCGCTCGATACGCTCGATATTTTCCGAAAAACGCAGACCGTAACGAACACGGTCGTCCAGCGGGTCGAGGTTCCCGGCAAGCCCAAGCGCTGGGGAATCGGCGTGAGCGCCGGGTATGCTCTTACGCCGCAGGGTATGAAACCGTATATTGGAGCTGGAGTTCAATACAATTTTCTGTCTTGGTAAATTTGCTCGGCATCACTTTTTTGCAAAAATTGGCAAATAGTTGGCAAAAATTTTATTCTATTTTTGTAATTTATTATTTTTCAATTAATTATAATTATAGATTTAAAGTTTCCTAAAC